CAACGCTAACAAATCCACCGTAGTTGTGTGTGTTGTTTCTTAACTTGCAACCAGTCAATAAACCGCTGCATTTATCCCTTTTCGGGTCTGTTGTCGGTTGGTCTTTCTCGTCCGCCACTGCTCTACCTGTATAACCACACTCAACGCCACGATAAAGCCAATTGCATGTAGATGTAATCATTCGTCCAATAAGTGCGTTATCCGTCTCGGACGGTAAGGCTAAAGTAAATTGAGCTACATCTCGATTAAGCGATGATAGCTGTTCAATCAAGAAATAACTCAATGCCTCTTGTGATGGGTCAGCTTGCTTATTGCCACCATCAAAATTTACCGCATCGAGATAGTGCATATAGACCAATCTTCGTCTAACAACACCACCTAAACACTGTTCAAATCGATTACAAAGTGCGGTAATAAATCCACCAACATTCCCAAGTGTTAGCGTTGGTCGGTTGCTTGGGCCGCTACCTGACATTTCAAAGCCATCAGCTTTAACCGCAAATGGCTCATAAGTCTTGCCTTGCCATACGATAGGTTGTGATTTCTCGTTAGCGCCAGCATAGAATCGATATAATTCACCATTTATACCGTCGGCATCTTTTAAGCCTCGCAAATCCACTTCAAATAGCTCAATGAGTGCATTTTGCTCTAGCTTGGCTAAGTCTAACTTGAATTGATTGCTAATTAGTTGTGGCATTATGGCACCTCAACAAAATCACAAGTAAACTCCGTGAAGTTTAAACTCATTCTTGCTGGCCATTTACTACAAATAACTTTGGTATTTTTGCCGGTAAATGGGTCTTTAAAAAGAAAAGGATGAATCCCTTTGTGTTTTTTAAAGAATTCATCCACTTCTAGGCGGTCTTTGTTTTTAACCTTAACCGATACAGAATAAGAGCGGAGTAAACTATTAATCCCTTGTAATTGGCGCTGTGTATATCCATCACCGAATTCAATAGAATTTACTGTTGGCTCATTATCAACCTGAAAATCAGGTCTAATACACCATTTAAATGTTTCCATATTTACCCCTAAGCAAACACACCACCAGAACGCATATTGTTTGAAATAATGCCATTAGTTTCATTTCTTGCTATCTGACGGATTAACTCTACTGTGATTTCTGTTTCGCCATTTCGCTGTCTTTGCTCAACATTAGCATTAACTGGCTCGCCATTATTAATCACCTTGACGGAAATGCTACCGCCTGCCATTGGTCTGTAACCGGTTGACGGAATAGAGCCTACTGCTCCACCTGTGGCATAACCGCGGCCATAATTAAGATGGTTAAGAAAGCCAATCCCTAATCTTGATGTTGCCTCTTTAGTGATAACGTATTCGCCACGGTGAACAACACCGGCTGGCGTATATTTGCCACCATCGCCAGTATAACCACCGCTAGCAAACCCAACATAACCACCTTCAGCAAATCCGAACGAACCCATGGCGGACTTAATAGAGTTGAACAACACCATTTTCACTATCATTGAAGTGATGTCGCTTAAAATAGATTTTGCTAAGTCCTTGAAGTTGGCTTTACCAGTTAAAACAAAGTCAGTTAAGGCGTTAGACATCCCATTGAAAGCGTTTTGGGTGATTTGTGAGATATTTCCAGCCACATCATTGACGGAATCTTCTAGTTGATTCATTCCATCTTTTATCCCAGCGATCGGATCGCCTCTTCGTTGTTCCGATGTCGATTGAATAACCGCTCTACGCTCTTTCAGTTTTGCGATTTCTTCATCAAGTTTGGTGATATTCTCCTGTGACATTCCGATTTTTAATCGAGCCGCCTCAAGGTCTAATTGGTGGTTGTATTGGATTAATTCTTGCTCTTGTCTTGTTTTACCAAGTAATTCAAGCTCAAACTCCATTGCTCGCAGTTTTTCAGTATTATCAAAGGCGAATTGTGCGATAGCTACGCTTTGTTGTGCTGCATCAATTTGAGCAGCCATATCTTTCNNAGAAATATCTTGGGCATTTGCTCGAATTTCTGAAAGTCTGCGTTCCATTTCGCTAAGTTGATCGGTGTACTGTTTCACATAGTCAACTTTAGATCCACCAGAAGATTTACCGCCTTTCGATTTTTTAGACGAACCACCGCCCTTGCCAATATTTTGTGACTCGAGCAATTTTTCGTAGTTTGCAGCAACCTCTTTATGTTCGGCAGAGCCAGCTTCAAAGCCTTGACTTGACGCAAAATCCTCCCCTTGTAACTTGCGTTTCTTAGCTGGGTCGGTTTCTTTATTAATCGCAATTTGGCGATTGTTTCGCTCGATTAGCTTAGTCGCCTTATCACTTAAAGCATTTTGAACGCTAAACCCTAGAGCATTAAACTGGCTCGCTACCAAGATAGCCATTGCGCCCATTCGCTCAACTGCACTTGTAATAGATGCAGCACCACTTTCAGCGGTTGGGAAAATTCTATTTAAGTCATCGAGAGAAAATCCGATTGAATCAATGCTGACTTTGGAAGTGTCCAGTGTTGGTAATAAGCTTCTTAATTTATCGTGAAATTCAGCAACGGGAACCTGTCCAATGATTGTTTTTAAATCATCTTCTGACTTAGTTAGTTTCTCGTTGGCTTTTGCTAATTCAGCTTTTTTAATCGCCAAATCTTGAGTTGCTTTTGCTAGTGCCTCTAAATACGCCGAATCTTCCGCTTTTCCGCTTTGCTGTGCGATTTGTTTGCCTTGCTCGATTATTCTGTTGAGCTTTTCATACTCTTCTTCTAATCGCTTAATTTCGTCCTTTTGTGCGGTGATTGATTGCTCTAATTTAGCTTTCATTCCGTCAAGGACTGCGGCAGAAGTGTTTGCTAATTTGCCAGTAGTTACATCTAATGAATCAGCAAAGGATAACAGCTCTTGTCTAGCTGCCTCTGTTTTCTGTTGGTAGTCTAAGAAAACACCAACACCAGCAGGCAAGCCTAGAGTTAATAAGCCAAGTGGACCACCAACAAAACCTAATGCGCCGCCTAAGCCTTTACCTGTTGCGGTTAATGCTTGCTGTGCAGCAGTAAGATTTCTTGTTGCAGCCGCCTGTGCTGACATAGCGGCAGATGCTTGAATACTAGCAGCAATCCAAGCGCGGATTTTTCCAACACTCCAAACTACTCCTGCACCTGCTGCAAGACTCGCAACGATAGTTAAGTGATTGG